AATCGTTAGTGCCAACCACATCAAACCCATCTGCGATGGCCAACGCATGATCAAGCCAACCTGCACGAAAATCCAAATCATCAGAACCTAGAAAGAACCAATCCGAATCCATCCACCACACAGCAGTGTTTATTGCGCCGGCATAAGAACGCGAACGCACATTGATCACCAGTTGCGCACCTTCAATCTCGCCAACAGATTCAATGCTTTCTTCATCATCTGCTTCACAAATAAACACAGGCACACAACGCGAATCGGACTGCATCACATTATTGGCCACAGCACGAAGCTTGAACGATCTGCGCAAAGTAGGAATCAGAACTGCTACCTGCATACGAATCCCCAAAACTTTTCTAGCGCAGAATCAATCTCATCAGACAACCATTGCGGATCATTCCAATGATCATAGGAAGTGATACCAACATTCGCGTTCGTGCGCACAGTGCAACCAGAAAGAACTGCTTCCATCACACTGCGACACTCAGATTCAAACGCCAAAGGAAAATGCAGAAACCATGACGCAGAAGCCATCAACGCAAGCACTTCATCACGCGCCAAATCGGACACAGCAAGAAAAGGCAAATCATGTTCCGCAGCAAACAACGCTGCTTGATTCTTGCCTTTCAACGGATGGTTGCGTGCTGCCCACAAAGCAAACGGTTCTTTGTGATCAATCCAACAATCATCAACATTCAAAGCAGACAACACCAGCTTTGTGTTCTCGAGGTTGCACCACTGCTGTTCAACAGACAAATGTGCAGGAGTGTGACACACAAACGGATCAGCCGATTCCAACAAAACTTGCCTGCCATGCGTGCGTGTCTGCTGATGATGCACAAACACCATCGGCTTGAACTTCGCCAAAAATTGCATTTGCAGTTCCGTCAAAAGATCAGTGCCAGTGATCAATACCTTGTCAAACTCTCGAACATCCAAACCAATCAACTGTTCAGGATGAACACGCCACACATCAACATCATCAGGTGCGCCAGCAAGATATTCTTCATCGGACATTTCTGCGCCACCACGCAAACCGCCTTGCAACCATTGATCACCTTGCACATTGGCCGATGGAAGATGATGCGAAATCCACAACAGTTTCATACGAGCGTTTTCAAGAACGGTTTCCAATACTGATCAAACACTTTGCTGAACCGATAATCATCAGCAAACTTCATCGCATCCTGCGATCTAGTTCGAGGTTTCGCATACTGTGTTTCCAACGCTTCAACAATCTGTTTCACAAACGGAACACAAAACCATGCATCCTGTGCAGCATCCCACGATGGCTGTGCATCAACAACAAAACCATCACCAACCAGTTCCGGTTGTGCAGTGAAATTAGAAACAATCACCGGAGTTCCACACGCTTGCGCTTCCACCACAGGCACACCAAAACCTTCACCCATACTGCACGCCAACAAAACATCTGACGCAGTGTAAAGAGAAGCAAGAACATCTTGTGCAATGTTCATCTTGTATGCGTACTGATCCACGAACCGAACTTGATCTTCACGCAAACCAACAGCTTTGCACAATGCAAGCAGATTGATTCCACCTTGTGTTCCACGATCTTCTGTATGCAAATACAACACAGCATCCGGTTTGTCTGCAGCAAATATGGAAAACGCAAGAAGATTTTCACCGAACGCTTTGCGACAAGGTGCAGCACCTTTGTTTGCACTGTTCATCATCACAACAAACTTGTCATCTTCCACTTGCATCAGTTCTCGACCTGTACCGAACACAGATCGAGAAGTAGGTTTGAAAGTATCACCAATACCATGCGGAACATAAACAGCATCAAGACCTGCTTTATGCATCAAATCCAAACCAAACTTTGACATCGCCATTGGTGTCACATTCGGTTGGTGTAACCAGTTCAAAACTCTTGGTGGAATCGGAACATGATCAATCGGAGTCCACGAAACGATGCGTGGAATATCTTGCAAAAAAGAAGTGTTAAATACCCACACATCAAACAATGTGAACAACACATTCGGCAGTTTGCTTCCGTGTGTCCATTCCGCATAATGCGCTGCAAGAACATCATCCGAATATGGTGCAGAACCTGTTGGAAAGATTTTGATTCCATTCCACATGGAAGGCGCACCGGCCAAACCATAATTCGCTGCAACTGCTACTTCGTGTTCTTTTTCTTTGAAACGCGTGATGATGTCTGCTGTTTGGACTCCATAGCCTGTGGCTGTGAAAGGTGCGTTGGAATACCAGAGGATTCTAAGTTGCTCTTTCGTTTTGATGGTCGCGTTTCTGGTAAGTGCGCCAATCCTGCTCGAAGCAGAAACTGCGCTTCCAGTTCCGGCAAATCCATTGGTGTGTTTCTGATTATTACCAGCATTCACGCTTCCTCCAAGAAATAGAAAATGGGCAGCAGTCCTGCGCGTACTGCCACCCAAATCCTACTTCTTGAACTGGATTGTTCCCGATTAAATCAGGAAGCACCACCCAAGAACACATTCACGCCACCCTGCTGTGCAAGGCCACCATCAACACGAACCGCAGCGCGGAATGTGATGAGATCGTTCGCGAATGCGTAATCATCCGAACGATCAAAACGGATGCCACCTGCAAGGCGAACATGATACTGGCGATAGTTGCCGAACAGCACAGACTTAACAGCAGTGCCAACAGCAGCAACATCTGGATTTTCCCAAATTGGATAACCAAGAAGTTGATCAGGCTGACCTGCTTGCAGCGATGGCTGGAACAGATACTGGCCGTAAGTGTCCTTCAACTTGCGTGTTGCAGCAATGGTTGTGCCACGCATCTGCCAACCAGTGTTGGGCATGCGCCGGTATGCACTGTTCACGCTGTATGCAAGATCAATGAGGTTGTCTGCAGTGAACGCACCGGTTACAGCTGTTGAACCAGTGACACCAGTTCCGGCTGCAGTGACAATTCCCGTTGGTGCATTGCTACCTGTACCAGTGGTGAGTGCAGTGTTGATTGCAACACCGATGCTGATTCCGGCCTGCTCTGCGAGGAAGCCAAGAAGATCAACACCAGAATCTTCAACCATTTCACGCGACACTTGCACAAGGAATCCATGCTTGTATGCGCCAAGCGTCAAGAACGATTGGAAGGTTGGATCGCTTTCAGCAAATGCTGAACCTTGCGCAACAGCAGCAGAAGTGCTGTATGCGTTCGAGCGTGGGATTTGAAGGTTCTCGCCACCAGCAGTGCGGATGATGTTTGAAACTTCCAGCATCGGGCCGGCAACAACCATGTGACGCATGATTTCGTTGAAGAACGAAGTTGGTACAGGTGCGCCAGTGCTGGCCGTTGTCACATCACGCTGTTCAAAAGTTGCACCACGAACTTCACCACGCGCAATGGCGCGGATCAGATCGGCATCACCATTGTGTGCAGGTGCAGCATTGCGAACTTGTGATTCGATTCCAGATGCAGCAGCAGCAAACTTTGCTTCACGCTCTTCATCTGACTTCAACTTGCTGATCGTGGCTGCACGCTCTTCAAGTTCTTTCGTGATGCGATCATACTTTTCTGACTCTTCGCCAGAAAGATCGCGACCTTCAGCTTCTGCATGATCGAGAAGGGCTTTTGCCTCTTCCCATGCACGCTGACGGATTTCAATTTGCTTGTCAATGTAAGACATTTGATTTTCCTTATGGATAGAAATGGATATGTGTTTTGATAGGCGTGGGACACGCACAACATCAGCGTGCTGTGGGACACAGACACATCATCAATTCAACATCAAAAAAATGTTGTGTGCAACTAGTTGATCTTATTTAGAAGAAGATCGAGTTGCTTCCGCTTGATATCGAGTGCAACAGGCGCAGTTGGATCACTACGCAACTTCGAAACTGTTTCCGTGAGCAACGATGCTTGATCTTCAGTCAGATTCATTCCTGCTTCAAGAATGGTGAGCGCATCAGCAAGTTGATCCACATCAGAACCCGTGCGTTGTGCAAGCGCATCAATGGAACGCACTTGTGCAGTTGTTGCAGCATATGCCGGAAAACCAGTTACAACAGAAACTTCATGCAGTTTGATTTGGCGCAGTTCGCGTGTCATTCCATCATCTGACCAGCGATCCCCACCAGAAGGAACAGTGAAACCGAAAGACATGGAATCAACATCGCCACGCTTCATGGACACAGCCAGATCGCGTGCATAGGTGGTGTCTGGCAGTTGTGCTTCAGCTAACAGACCTGTTGAATCTTCGGTAAGTTTCAAAGTTTTGCTTCGTGTGGAAGCAAGAACAAGTGTGCTGTCATGGTTCAAAAACATTTTGATTGTGGCACGCGAACGCAACGATTTGCCGAACGCGCCAGCACGAATTGTTTCCGTGAATGGCAACGGTTCAGAAGGAGAATTGAACACTGCAGCGTATCCACGAAAAGACATCCCATCGCCATTTTCGCGTATCTCGAAATCTTGCACATTGATTTTGCGTATTTCCATTTTCACTCACCATCCAAATCATCTGGTTCATCTGATTCTAAATCATCATCCATGTTGCTTGTCATGCCACCATATGCTTCACCAGAACGCAACCGTTGATCAGTGATCAACACATTTGGGATGATCCAAAACTTGCACACTGCATTCGGTTTGATTCCACCTTCAACAATTTCGCAAGCCTGACCACCTTGATAGAAAGCACAGTTCGCACAGATCAAACCTTCATCCTGAAACGGTGACTCTTCCACATAGTGTGCGCCATCACCATAGGCATCCTTCACCCATTTGCCTGTGCGCTCAGCAATCTCTTCTAGCGCGTCATACAACAACCACTGCTTGTGTGTCCACGCATGAATGTTGTATTCAAGGCTTCGTTCCTCAGCATCCAACTGATCAATGATCCGTTTCGCATAAGCCTGAGTCCGTAACGCTTCTGAGCGTGTCGCACCCGATCCCCACAACAAATGTGCAACCACACCTGCAGTGATTTCGCCATCTTCGACTGCTTCTAAATCCACAAGATGGCGCGCAATCCATGCATTGATTTTGCGCCATTTCTGTTCACTGATTTCACCTGCAGCCATTCTGCGTGCATCCGTGATTGTTTGTGGAACTAGGCCATCGCCACCTTTACCTTCAGCATACAAGCGCAATCCTCTGCGTGCGTTTGCTCGCATGAACTCTGGTGCAGACAAATCAACAGAACGCACTTCACGCACCGAACGCATCTGCGAAAAGCGTGGATGATCTTCATGCAACAAATCGTTATCTGTGACATAGTTCGCGTTTTCTGGTGCGCCAGTTCTTGCCAGATATAAGAACGCATTCACTCGAGCCAAAGCCCACTGCGCTCGAGTCATGTTTGGCCGGTGAGAAGTCGAGAACGCACCAGCACCACGCCGATACACAGCCTTCACTGCACCCATCGTTGTGCGTGTCCATTCAGGTTTGTTTTCTTCACGCATCGTTTTGTTGTGTTCATCAACTTTGTTTTGCAACGCTGTTTCTGTTTCGGCACTGATTTCAATTCCACCAGATTTGCCAGAAGCAGAACCTGCAGGATTTGTGTCACTGCCTGTGATCTGATCCTTTTTCGGTGCAGGAGTAGAAGCACCATCCTGCCGATATGCATTCTT